ATGTGCTGCATCGTAAATAACTTTCAGATTATACTTATTTGCTATATTCTGAATCTTTTCTGTATCACACGGTCTTCCATATACATGAATAGGCAGAATTGCCGTAGTATTCTTCGTTATCGCCTGTTCAATCTTATCCGGATCTATATTACCGAGCTCATCGGTGTCGACCATTATCGGATTGAGATTTAACCAGCGTAAAACGTTCTCTGTGGCCGCAAAACTGTACGGGCTAGTAACTACATCCCCTGATATATTTAAGGCCTTCAGGGCTAATAATAAGCCGTTTGTGGCATTAGATACAACGGAAATGTACGGAGTATCGAGATATTCTGATAATCTTTGTTCAAATTCTTTGCAATATGAACCGTTATTCGTTATAATACCAGAATGCCAGATGTTTTCCAACATCGGCATTAATTCTGATAGATTTGGTAAACTTGGTCTAGTTACTGTGATCATCAATGAATCTCTTATATTCTACTGTCTGTACTACCTTATCTCCGTCATGACCAATAACAGGAGTGCATAATATTTTTGAATCGTTTGTTATTCCATGTTCATTCCAGAATTTTTTATAGAATTCCAGCTCATGAAGATTCGGGAACTGTACTACAAAATTTATAAAATCCAGCATATCGTATTTGTAAAGCAGTTTTATATTATTGACTACCTTATCGAATGAATTATTTACATGAATTTTCTTATATGTTTCCGGCGTAATTGCGCTACACGACGCAACCATCTTTATTGGTATATTAATACGCTTTGAAATATTATATAATTCTGAAATATCGTCTTCATTCAATAAAATCATATTTGAATTAAAACATATCAATTTTGTATCATTTAATGTCAAACTCTTTAAATATTCAAATGTCTGTTTTTTGACAAAAAACGGCTCGCCTCTCGTAGTGAAGTTAATAAAGTCGAGATTCATATTTTTTATTTTATTCAATATGAAAAAATATAACTTAATTTCGTCATTTAGAGGCAATTTTCTATCAGCCGTATTGCACATTATACATTTATCCAAATTACAATAAGTAAATGTTGCAACTTTTATCGATTTTATCGATTTATCATTATAATAACAATATTTTTCATTTGTATCGCAATAATATTTTGTATTGAAATCGTGTGTTTTCGGAATTTCTCGATATGCCGCGGCCAAATATGCTTTGAATTCACTGTCAGACATTTTAAATAAGTCTGAAATTGGAAGAATACCCGATAGTTCTTCCGGCATTTCTCTGTAAAAACAGTGAGATATTCCTATGTGTTTAGGATCGGCAAATAATATACTTATATTTGTCGTAGCATTCCGACAATTCATGTAGGTTTTACGTGTTGTTAACATTCAATAATTGTCCAATCTGATAATCTGTCTCTATTGAATTCAGATGTATATATCCTGCGCTCGGCGTAAACGTCATCTCCGATAAATATATATTGTCGTTTGTTGTATTGTAAAAATCGACCCTGACGAATTTAAACTTTTGCGATAATTGTTTGGCTATTGTCAAAATATTTGTATATTCAGGAGTGAAATATTTTTTATAATTATGTTTCAGATATTTATGTTCATTATAATTCGGTCTTTCGACATTAAATTGCCACTTATCTATTAGGTTAAAATTCAAATCGATAATAGCGTCATGTCTGGACCATACTCTTTTATATTCTGCGCAATCTTTATACAATGTATTTTTAAAATCGTCATAAAATATGCAGTCTGCATATTTTGGTGATCCGTTAAAACAATATACTTTAAATTCTGATTTTATATCAAGCAATTCTTCTGTAAAAATTTTATGCTTAATTTTATGATAATGAAATTCATATAATTGTAATGAAAAATCGGTATTATACCATTCTTTTAATTTATCGAATTCATCGGCTGTCATTGTCCTGTTATTCAAGACAAGATTCATGTTATAACCGTGATTGCATTTTAATATACATGTCTTCGGCAAGGCATTAATTTCGATTGCTTCTGGAGAATTATATACGTTATAAATCTTTGGACATGGGTTAAAACCAAGAATATTCTTACTGTAATCTCTCAATAAAACTTTATCAGCGCAGATTGATTTTTCCGGAATAGAATCATATACTTTTAACCATTGAATTTTTTCGGTAAACAATTGCGGAGAATCAAGATTACATTCTCTCTTGAAATTAAATTCATATTGCTTTTTAATATCTTTAATGTATATTATAGGCGAGCGTAATTTTATAGAAGAAACAAACATAGTTATAAATACAACGTATTAAAAATATATAATATTTATGAATATCTTATTGACTGCAATCGGTTCGATGTCTGCAAAATGTGTAATTAACCAGTTAAAAACAACTGGTCATAATATTATTGGCTGTGATATATATCCGAAAGAATGGCATACCGAAAGTACATTATGCGATTACTTTTATCAGGCTCCATATGCTACCGACGAAGAAAAATATTGTGCTTTCTTGATAGACTTATGTAATAAACATGATGTCAAATATATAGTACCACTGACTGACTTAGAAATAGATGTACTCGATAGGCATAGAAATTTATTCGATAATACCATATGTACACAATCTGCCGATATTATATCGATCGTAAGAAACAAGTATAACCTGTTTAAATTTTTTGAAAACGATAAAAATGTTCCGACGGTAAAAACATGGAAACTGCTAGATTATAAAATACGATATAATAATATCGTTTTAAAACCGATTTATGGTAGAAGCAGTATAAATCTAAGAATTAATCCAAATTTTGAAGAATTGGTGGCGATTGCCAATAAGCAGAATTATATCGTGCAAGAATATAAACCTGGAAATACATGTAATGTTGATTATTGCCGTTCGGCAAAATACGGAACAGAAGTCATAGTTGCCCGGGAAGATTTATTACGGACAAGTAATGGCGCAGGATTAACCGTCAAAATTTTTGAAGATAAGAAATTAAATAACTTGGTTTCATATATCGGGAATAAATTAAATATAAACGGAGTAGTGAATATGGAATTTATTAAAAATGACGAATATTATTTAATAGATTTCAATCCACGCTTTTCTGCAGGAATAGATTTTAGTCTGCGATGCGGTTATGATATGGCAAATAACCATATTAAATGTTTTATCGGTCAACCGATTGATAAACAAATAACTATTAAAGAACAGATTTTAATTAAACAATATAATATATGATAATATCTAACAAAAAGATAAATGATTTGCCGTGTACCGAGCCTATGACAAAAATCGATATTGTTTTAGCCGATAAAAATAATATCGGTATTTCGCATTGTTGTCATCATATGAATCATTTGACTGATATAATGCCGTTAGATACTGTTTATAAAATCGATAAATTTAGTTTTATGGAATATTTAAAAACGGCATATACACATAATTCAGATTTTATTAAACAATATATTCCGGATTATCATGAATGTAAGAGCAGTAAAAAATTATGTATATTCGGCGGAAAAACTATTAAAACTGTCGGAGTAAGTATTGCTAGAGATTGTAATTTAGCCTGTCCGATGTGTTATGAAAAAAATTTAAAATTACAATATACTGATCCAAAATATAAGCAATTGTATTTTTATCTTTTGAATAAAATAAAAGGTTTTTCTGATATTGGAATACGTTTGACCGGTATTGGCGAGCCGTTCTTTTATAAGAAAGAAACATTTGATTTTTTAAAAAGCTTAACCGCAAATGATTGTAGCCATGTTGAAGCGATAAGCAATATTACAATGCTTAACGATGGCGATATTTTACAATTATATGAAATCAGTAAACAAATTCCGATATTTATCAGTGTATCATGTTCGGCAATAACTGCAGAAACATATAAAAAAGTACATAGTGCTGATTTTTTTAATAAGGTTGTCAACAATATAAAATTATTAAATAAATATAACCTATTGGCGGGTATAAATTTTGTCATACAGCCTGACAATTTACATGAATTGGAATTTTATAAAGAATTTTGGCAAAAACAGAATGTAAATACGACTTGTGATATAAATTTAATAGGTGGTCGCCCATCTCAAAAAAACCTAATATTTTCTGAATATTTGAAATATAGAAATAAAAATCCATTTACTACAATCGATACATTAAATGGAAAAATGAATGTTGGATAATATGAAAATTGCGCATCTATGCCCTGATGAAAAATTTATTGATATTGCAATCGATATTTTTTCACAAATGAAAAATATAAAATCTGATTTTTATATAGCTACAGATAATCCTGTTAATTTTATAAAAAGTAAAAATATACAAATCGTTTCAAAAACAAAAGAAACGATTAAAAAACTTAATGAACAGTCGTATGATTATATAATTATACATTCTCTGTATTTCTTCCCGCAAAATTTATTGTTGAAACTAAAGGCTAAACTTATTGCATTTACATGGGGATATGATATAGAATCTGATTATAAAGATCTCATAAAAATGCCGATTAATTTGGAACTATTCAAATATTATACACGTAATGCAATATCGGTTAAACCGTTTAGCGAAAAGTTTCATAATTTCTTAATGTTTTTACATTGTAAAATCCATAACTGGCAAAAGACGTATTACAAGTTATTTAAGCGCCTTTCATATATTTCGACAATTTTGCCAAATGAATATGATTTGATTCACAAGACATATCCAGATATAAAATATTTTTATTTTGAATATATGGATGTTAAGGCAAATATTCCATTTGCTCCTTCTACGGAAATCAATAATAATATTCTGGTCGGTCATTGTACTTTGCCGTCAAACAATCATATCGATATTTTAAATACGTTGGAAAAAAGAAAAGTCAAATGTAATGCATATATACCGTTAGCATATCCGAACGGCAGTTTTGAACAATTTAATTCTGGATTTTATAAAAATGAAGTTAAAAACTTCTGTAAAAATCTACAATATGTAAATCCGATTTTTCTTGAAACTTATATCGATAAATATGAATATTTTAAGTTAATCGACAACTGTTCTTGCGCAATTTTCGGTCAATTACGCCAAGAAGCGACCGGTAACATAAATCATATGCTTTATACGGGCAAGAAGATATTCATGTATAAAGACGGCTTAAATTATCAATATTATTCAAGGCACGCCAAAGTATTTACTATCGACGATGATCTGAATAATACAATTTTTGATTCAGTTTTGGAAACGGATATTCAATATCAAAACTGGAAATTTATACATGATAAAGAAAATTACAGCTTATTTTTGAATAAGCTGTATGATAATATTAAAAACCTATAAAAATTATTTCTTGAATCTTATATCATAAGTATTATGATGGTAAATGGTGAATTCATCATTTTGCATCATTTGGTAAAAATCTAGCCTAAATATCGATTCTGAATGTAATATAATACCTGCTATTGGTTCATCAAAAAACGAAATATCTTTAAAAAAGACGTTTTTATATTCATTTGGAATATTACTGTTTTCACATTTAACAAATTTTAAAAGTGTATTATAGATTTCTGATAATTTATTTTTTACATGTTCCGTATTTTTACAACCAATGATACAACAAGACAGTGCTTTAATATCCGGAATGTCATTAAATTTGGTATATAATAAATTCAGCATGTTAATATAACCTAACAGTACATTATATAGATATTGACAGCCAGTCGCATTAGTTATTATTCTATAGTAACTATCAAAATATGTTTTTACCGGTCTATCTAAAAACAGTACAAAATCATTATTTTTATCAATATAATTTTGAAAATTTATTTTATTAAGCTCTATCGAGGCGTCTATCCAAAAACAATACTCGCTATCTGCAAATTCAAAAAGATGATACCGAATATAATAAGTTTTCTTACGTGGAGACCAATCTTTTTTAATAGAATCCGGATTTACTATAATCTTCCATGTATTAGAATGTAAATTTGGATTATCAGTTATACAGATATATTCAACATCACTGTTTATAACTTTTGGTTCACGTAGTAAATCAAAATTATTAAAAATTGCTGTAATGACTGTAATTTTTTTAGCGACACTTTTGTGTATAATCATTTATTATTTCTCTATATTTTTCGTTTTCATTTTCTAAGGGCAATAAATTACATTTGATATTATGCATTCTACAATATTCAATTATCAAAGGTATTTCTGTAGTATTTAATTCTTGAACGACAAAATTAATAGATTTAAGTATTTTATACTGAATCAACAATTCAGCATTATGCATAACCTTATTAAACAAGTTATTTCTACGAATCTTCTTATACGTTTCTTCGGTAACTCCGTCAATCGAGGCGATTAGATGTATTTTTACCTTTAAGTTCGATAATGTTTCAATATCTTCATCGTTCAACAATGTAATATTTGAAATTATAAAAACCGTCTGGCAATCATTCGTAGTTAATGACTGTAAATAATCCAATGTTCGTTTTTTATAATAAAATGGCTCACCTTCTTGCGTTAACTGTATCGTCTTTAAATTATAGCCGCGTAATTGTTCCAGTATTAAAAAATATAATTCATCTATTTCACTGTTCGGTTCATGTTTATAATTACACATTATACAATTCAAATTACAAGTATGTTGAATCGATACGTTAATGCTGTCAAAACGGTCATATTTGTTAAAATCACATAAATAATTCTTATTTAAAGCCCCGTTAATCCGGTACGGATAATTCTGTAACTGTACAATATTATTGCATAAGGGCTGTAACTGTTTCAATGCCTTATTATTTCTATTGTATTCACGTTTGGATATTAATATTTTATTATAAACATTTTTGTTCAAAATGTCTTCTTTTGTCAAAATGCCGTAAAAATTTTTAGGATCATATAATTCATATGCACAGCATGGATATATCCTAAATTGTCCTTGAGTATATGTAATTCGAATCATATACTTATCCGGGCATTCTGGAATAATTAAATTTGTTTTATTTTTTATTAGCATAGAATTCTTTATATATCGGGTTATTGACTATTAGTTCATATTCATCCGTATTCATAAAATTTTTAGGAGTAGCATTTAATATTATGTTACGGTCATTAAAGTATTTATACGTATCTAAAAGGTCATTGATGTTTTCTTTTTGAATTACAAAATTTACTCTGTCTAACAATCCATATTCTTTTAGCTGTAAAATATTATGCAATGCCTTTTCGTATAGATTACATCTCATTATAGTTTCATAAGAATTTTTATTGATACTATGAAAAGATACGGCAATTTTAATCGGGCATTTTTCTTTGTCAATCTTATTTAATAATTCCAAATCGCTATCATTTAATAATGTGGCGTTTGTGATGATATAAACCAGATTGAAATCGTTTTCTTTTGTTATATTAGACAAATAATCAAATGTTTGTTTCTTATAGAAAAACGGTTCGCCTACTGCCGTCAGTTCAAGTGTTTGTAACTTATGATTTTTAATTTTATCCAATATCGCAAAATAAATATCTCGTGTTTCTGAATCGTCGATAATTTTATCGTCCCTGCACATTATACAATTCAAATTACATGACCTTACTATACTAACTTGTATTTTTGTTATACCTAAATTATTATAGTTATTGAAAGAACATACATTTGAATCTGCAGCGGTATTATCAAAACAGCTAAATAAATTACATGTCGGTTCAATCATGATATTATTTTTATAATTCATGAACATATGATTCAATTCATTGTATAAATCATTCGAATTTATAATATCATTATAATGTAAAGTTCCAATAGAATATTTTTTATCGTATTTTGCAGACATTACACAGCACGGAAAAATACGAATTTCTTTGGTATAAGGCTCATAAATCAACCTTATTGTATTATAATGAATACACTTAAAAAGTTTAGCAGGATTTTTTATAGGTATAGATTTATTACTGGTTTTAATAATCATATTCTTCCACGTATTTTCTTATCATAAAGGTTAATAATATTATTTAATTTAATTTCATCATCGACATCTTTCCATTTATTTTCTAAAGGTTCAATCTCATTCTGCTTAAGAAAACAAATTCTATTAAATAAAAAGTCATATTCTAAAAAATACCAGTGTAATTTACCATTCTGTAATAAGTTATATGTAATCCACCAATCTTCAGAATACCAATATTTACTATTTACATCATCTTCCGTTATATCTAAAACAATTTTATTGTTGAAAAATGTCGGACATAAGATTTCAAATTTTCCGATAACATGTTTTTTATCTATACTTCCGTCATTAATCGGATTTTCTAACGGCCATCTAAAATTATATGTTATTACAGTATTTTCATTCAATGACAAAAAGACTTTATACAAATCGCAAATGTAATTTGGTCTGTAGTATATATCATCATCTGCCGTAAAAATTAAAACATCGTCTTGTCCCCAATATTTTTCCAATAAGGGTAAATTCTTCTTAAACTGCTTTATATTTTTATCAACCCATTCAATTCTGAAAAACTTGTATTTTTCTATATAATCAAAGATATATTTAGGCAAATCTGCGTTCAGATTTGGAAATTCTTTTTTAGATAATACAAGGTAAAAAATATCGGGTGTATGTGTCTGTTCACAAATAGATTTTATAGTCGGTCCCAATACATTTATTCGTTTTTTCCATGACGTTAAACCAACTATAATCCTATAGTTTTTATTATTAATCGGAATAAACTCTTTATATGTTTTCTTTATAATCATTTAAATATATTCTGGAAAATACGGTTTAAAACAATGAATTATTATATCGAGCTTTACTCGACGTAATTTTTTCAAATCTTTAAATATTTCATTATTTGAAATTTTATTTTCCGCAGGCTCGTCAATTTCTGAATAAATGTCACTAACTTTGTTAAAGTCTGGCAATTTTATAATAGTCTTATTGAACATCTTAATCAGACAAGTCGTAAAGAAATCATCTTCGTTCGTTGTTAACAAAAAATTCAAATGTTCATTCAATATTTTAATCGCCGTACCGTCGAATGCATGCGGCGGGAATATAATTCCAGTACCGGAATTTACACTATATAATCTTATTCTCTGATCTGTAAAATAGCTCGGCCAGTAAATATAGCAATAAATGTTTTCCGGTGCACATTTCCAATTATCATATAAGACGTCAAAGCTATTCGATTTATAAATACAGCCGTCATCTGCCGTCATTATAGGTAATGTCCTATACATTTGCATGGTAAACAGATATTTCTTAAATGATTTGACGTTTTCTTTAACCCATAAAATTTTCAGATTTTTAACAGTAAATAATTCATCCGGCAAACCATTTTCTAAATCGGGAAATTCATCGATCGATAAAGTTAATACAAACAAATAATTATGTTTATTGTTAGCCATAATGGACTTAATTGTACCATATACACTATTAATTCTGTTTTTCCATGATGTCAAGGCTATAACTGCGTCATACTGCTTCGTATTATTGGTAAAAATGCTTTGACAAAAATGCATAGTATTATAATACTTATTATAAATTTGTTTAATTTCAGCCAAATGCTTTCTATAAAGCGCAGCTAAACGTCCGTCATAGCAGAGATCGCCGTCAATTAATTCATGAACCGCGTTATAGTGTGAATTATTGTATTTTTCTTTTACATGCGATGTTAAAATATTCGGAAACTTAAAGTTTATACACTTATAGTTATATTCATCTTCTGTTCTGTATTTAAAATGATATAAACAAGCATCTGTTGTTTCATCAAAGCTAAATTCAGAATACATACCATTATAATATTGGTCTGTTTCCGGATTATATGCAAATACAAACTGATTATTTTTATATGTTATCGGATTATGAACGCTTCCAATAATGTCAAAAAAGATATTTTTCGCAAATGTCAGATTCTCTTCAGGATAAACATTGCTCATAAAATCTGCAATGGCAAAATGCTTTTTATTTCCGTTATCGTTAAGATATAAATGTTTTAATTCAGTATTTACCAAAGTCTTAACAAACGGAAATGCATACCTTACGTGTTTATCGTTATAAATTTTGTCAGGCACATTCTTAAACGAATACTTAAAAAGTTCTAATACGGAAGCTGTAAAATTACGGGTTTTCATCGGCTGTTTAGAAAACATGATATGCCACTTGAAAGCATATTTATCGCATGGATTCAATTTCTGTTGTTCTTCGATAAAAACGTTTATATCATTATTATATTTTTCCGAAATATACAAATACTCATCATCATCAATAGGTAATAGCCATTTGATATTTGTATTATTCGTATAGGTATTATAGATTTCGTTCTGATAAATAGTACCTGGTTGGTGTTTATATTCTATCTTATATCCAAATATTTTCTGTAAATTCCTGTGTAATCCATATTCTGTATTATCGATTAAGATTATTCTATCGAAATGTATAATATTCAAATGAAAATAGCACCATACAAAAATATCATAAGTATTGATATTATTGGTAATTAACAAGCAACCGCTATTTATTGTTTTCTGAACATCAGCGTGATAAACATAATTATAATTGTTAAACATATCTACATCTTGTATGTTTAACGGCAAAAACTCATTTCTTAAACGTTCTTCTGTATTATAAAAATAAGGATTATGTACTTTAATCTGTTTCTTGATAATCATAAATTCTCTACTATTTATATTCTTCTTTCACTACACAGAAATACTTTAGAAATAAATCCGGTGGTTTAATATTTCCATAAACGTGAATTGTTATCCTTGGAATAAAATTCATTTTGTTAATATCTTGAATAATACCACATAATACATCTATCCAATTTGACCATTCACAATAACAATATTCTAACTCAATCTTTGGCGCTTTCTTTACTGAACTAAATACCTTACTTAAAATATGATTCCAATATCGTAATTCTTCATCTTCAGTAATTTCTGCACTAACGTAATCGTCAATCGGTTCCTCGTGCTCATATCGTATATTAATGGTGTAATAGTCAATATCAACCGTATAGGATTTTTTCGACCTTATTATCATACTTGCTATATCCTATTCTATATAATAACCTGGCATAATTATAATATGTCTTAAACTGATATTTCGGGTACAGTTCTTTATAGGTCGTATTCACTGGTGCATAAGTGGATTGCATTTTGGTTTTGAATTCTTCCCATGATTTATGGAAATAATGATACAAAATGGCGTCATCCATATTATAATTATAATTACACTTTCGAATATCTTGTAAAATTATCAAGTTTCCATTAGTATCATACATTTTATCATACGGTAATGCGAAATGACAATGCATAGACACAAAATCTAAACCGGTCCTATAAAAACATTTTATCCAGCTTTCGCTTTCGATTTCTTGAACATATTTAAAAGTTTTAACCTGGGTAGATTCTGGTTTATCCTTACGTGCTTCTGGGCACGGATTTGCTGAAATTTTTACCCAGTAGATAGCCAGCTGATGAATGTCATTATTCTGACATTTTGTATCGAGATATTCATTTATATTTTTATATTTCGGATCTATCCATAAAAACTCGTCGGCATCTGCAAAAAAGACATAATCATACTTGCACTGTCTATAATGTTGTAATTCCAAATTTAGTTGGTCAGGAAATCCAACAATTTTATTATATGTCACATAATCTGAATAATTTACTATTATTGTATTGAAGTCAATCGTAGATTCATTGTCATATATGGTTATATGGTCGAATCCCAACTTCTTATACCATTCAATCCATTCTACGGTATCATGATAATATGACGTTTTCACTAATAAAACAACTTCACTGGTCATATCTACAAATATAGTAAAAAATTTTTTATATATTTATATAGGTGAAAATATCCATATTTATTAAAAAATCAGATAAAATCTAAAAGCTCGCGTACGATACGGGCTTTTTTCTATATTTGCAAACAACGGGTTACACTTTAATAAATAACCCGGAGAAATAAAATGACTACAGATATAGAATTCGAACAAGTAATAATCAAAGCACTTTACGCAAATAGTGATGTTTCTTCAAAAGTTGTGCCGGAATTGAATTCCGACTGGTTTATAAACCTAGATCATAAGTACATAGTAAATGCTATAAGCGATTATAATGCAAGATTTTCTGCGATGCCCAATGTCATTGAAATGCGTAGGCTGTTGTCCGACGAAAGAACAGTAGCCGCATTCAACAAATGTATGGCAATCCCAGATAGCGATGTCAATACGAAGTTCATGCTCGACGAAATACAGGATTTCGTCAGAAAGCGTCTATTACGCAAGATCCAAGAAAATATATCTACCTACTGTGTAAATAACAAGCATACTGGCAGTTTCGCAGAAGAAGTCGCGTATGCTGAATCTTTTACCTTCGATACTCAGATTGGTTTCTCGTTCTTCGAAGAACCGGAACGAATATATAATAATTTTGTTACCAACGAAAAGGTTATTCCTACTGGCTGTAAGACACTTGACGAGATGATTCACGGAGGTGTTCACGAACAGTCATTGACTCTTATCATGGCTCCGACCAATATCGGTAAAACCTTGTTCCTTTGTTCCATGGCTTCTGCTATGCTTCTGGCTGGCAAGAGAGTCTTGTATGTTACATTCGAAGACCCGGAAGTTAAAATCGGTCAACGTATCATGCAGAATCTTATGGATAAGACACAGAATGAACTGAAGGCCTTGAATAAAGAAGCATATATGCGTTTGTTTACTAAGATGTTAGGTCAGATTGGACATAACAAGCTGAAGATTAAGGAATATCCAGAATACTGTGTAAGCTCGCTCCAGTTAAAGGCATTGCTCAAGGAATATAAGGAAAAGCATGACTTTAATCCTGATGTCATTATGCTTGACTATATCGGATGTATGGTCCCGGATGGACGTGTCGACCCGAATATGAACGATAACTCTAAGCTTCGTGCAATCGCTGCTCAGGTTCGTTCTATTGGTCTTGTCGAACAAATCCCAATTATTTCTGCTATGCAGGCTAACCGCGGCGGTTACGGCAAGGCTGAAATGGGACTTGACGACGCAGCTGACTCATTCGGACAGACAATGAAGGCTGACGCTATTTTCGGCGTTACACAGACACCTGAAATGAAAGCTGCAGATATGTATACTGTCAAGCTTCTTAAGACTCGTTATGGTATGCCTAAGGCTCCGATTGTAACTATCGGCGTCGATATTGAAAAACAGAAGATTTATGACCTGAAGTCTTTTAACAGCAATGATGAAGATTTCGGTTCTAACAGTCTGCCGGAACCGCCACAGCCGGCTCCAGACGTGAACGTATTCGATTTATAGAGGAAATAATATGATAGACAATGAAAACCTGCTGTTCAACGACGACCACGAAATTGAACAGACCAAAGATTCATTTTACAAGTACATGAAGAAGGCCGGTATCGATTTCGATATAATCGACCCGGATTCTCAGTTGCCGGATTATCTGGTACGTGTAATAAAGAACGAACCTGCTGAATATAACAAGTTCAATAACGTTCTTTATACTCTGAACAAGGAAAATAAGATTAGTCTTGCAGACGCCATGATATATCTGGTTGACGACTGGCTTGAACCACAGGTACTTCTGAAATGTCTCGACGAGATTAACAGCTATACTCTTACGACGAGTATGAAAAAGCGTTTTTTACTTGATAAAAAAACCGGAATGGATGAATTTCTGATATGATAGACAAATACCAGCTATATATGGTATATAAGAATATAAAGAAGATGTGGAATGCGAAAAGGTTCAATACCAACGTATTCCGCGAATTCTTTGCTGATACGATGGAGAATTATATAATTAACCAGTTCGTACAGGATAGTCAGGGCGTGGAATACATGTCCAATTATTGTATTCCGCTCGCTAATGAAATGAACTGCTCTTTTACAGATTTAGAGCATTGGACCATGTATGTGATGATGAAATGCCTTTGTGACAAAAAATGTCCCGAATTGAAGGATGTTAACACTATAAATAAATTGTTAGGCGCCAAGGTTTTTACCAAGCGCGCCGTTATTACCAGGCAGATTGACCAGATAAACAAAATTATAGAAGAAAGGAATAACGGATTTGATTATTTTACGAATAATCGATTTTCCCTGTACGAACTGGATGAGAACCAGGAAAACCAGGCTTATAAAATGTACTGTGCCGGTACATTGGATCCGGAATTCTACATACAGGGGTTGTATCATGAAAAATTCAAATTAAATAAAGATTCGATAAAGAATATCGAATATAAGCGCTTTATTACCTTTTGCGAGATGATAATAAAGCTTCACAAAGAAATATCAGAAAAAAATAAAAGCAAGAAAAAGGATACGTAAAGTTTCTATATTTAAACCAACAATCGAATGTACGATTGAATTTACAAAGGAAAGATAAAATGCCAATTCAAAGAAATAGAAATAGTCTCAACAGCATGTACTCGGCTCTTAACGAAATTGGTTCTGCCAATAAGCGTAAGGATAAGGATGAAAAGCCGAGTTATGAAATCGAAGGCCTCTTTAAGCCTCTCATGAAGAACGGTAAGTTCAAGGTCATTCTTCGCTTCCTCCCGGCTAAGGTCGGTGACGGCGACGAAATTCCTTGGGTTGAAAACCGTATTCACCTCTTCCAGCTCGAAAACGGCCAGTGGTTTGGTTGTGATTGCGTCGGCAAGTTCAAGGACAAGGACTTGAAGTGTCCGATTTGCGAATATAACTCCAAGGTCTGGAATAAGTATGGTAAGACCAAGGAAGCTCGTGACCGTGTTCTCGGTAAGTGGAAGCCGAAGTATTACTCAAACGTTTATATCGTGAAGAACGAAAACCAGCCGGACACTGAAGGTAAGGTTTTCCGTCTCGAATATAGCCGTGCAATTATGGGTTTCATTACTGACGCTATCGCTGATAAGAAGGATGATGAAACTGGTCAGATTATTCCGGGTATCAACCCGTTCTCCTACTACGGTCCGAACGACAAGTGCGTTCTCAGTGGTGAAGAAAAGGCTGGTGCAAACTTCGTTTGGGAAGGTATTCAGGATTCTAATGGTCCTAGCTACAAGACTTCTCACTTCAACAGCCCGCGTCGTATCTGTAAGCATGCCGCTGATGACAAGCTCTATGATATGACCGATGATGAAATCGATGCAGTTGACGCACAGCTCTATACCCTTAAGGACATCGAAATCCCGAAGGAAAAGTATCGTTCTTACAATGCTATTGTTGAATCTTACAACAAGAAGTCTGGCAAGAACCTCTTCGAGGAATTTGCTGATGGTTCTGAAGATTATGCAGCAACTACAAAGTCTGCAGCTCCGATGAATATTCAGACTACAGTTGTCAACGACGACGAAATCTTCGGTACTGCAAGTAAGCCGCAGAAGATGTCTAGTCCTACCGTAAGCTTCACTGAAACCGAAACTGCACCTAGCATGCCGTTCGATGAAGATGAAAGCCCGTCTACTAGCGCTCAGCCTGCTGTCGCTGAAGACGAAGACGATTTCTTCGCAAAGCTTGCTAATAGCTAATTTTACACAAAAATAGAATAAGACATAAGAGATTCAATTCTCTTATGTTTTATTTTGCCCATTTAAAGGTAAATTATGAAAAAGACTACAACAAAGAAAACTACAAAAGCAGATTTAACCCGTGCTCGTGAAATTGCAGACGTCCTTGGCGTTCTTAGCCAGTTTATTCCTCGTGTCGACGGTAGTTCTGGTATTTCCCCGCTCTTCTCACGTGAATTTTTACTCAAGGATTTGATTGGTCTTACTCAAGAAGAATACGATCGAAACGAAGATTTGCTCAAGAAGGAATGCGGCAATATTCTTGAAGTTCTCAAGTCTCTTGTTCCGCAGGAAAGTGCTGAAGCTATTACTGCGGCCCAGTCAAAGAAATCTAAGAAGACTAAGGAAAAGGTAAACTAACATGATTGATACTAACAGCATGTACGGCAATGTCGCCGAAGAGAAAGATACTTTTATGCAGATGCAGCAGGCTCTTAAGCAGAAGGCT